CTTTTGCTAAATATAAAATTCTATCAACATATTCTTTTTCAGACTCTTGTAATCCTCTAGGATTGTCTGCTGCTGCGAGTAATGCCTGGCTTTGCTTCCATGTATCAAGGCCTGGCTTTGATAATTGGCCAATAATTGTTGTAACGCTTGGGACAAGTGTACCAGGGTTTGCTTTTGCGTCCCTGAGTGTTGTGCTTCTTTCTTTGCCGTTTTTACCAATGGTTGTATAGCGTGTTTGCCCGGTTTGGGCGCAATACCAATGCTCTGACATAAATTTCCCCTTATTTGCATAATGTGTAATTAAATACACATTTTTAAAATTGCTCGTCTATCTTCATCACTTAGACAGCACTCAGCACAACGCTCAATAACGCAATTAATAACATCATTTAAGTCTTTAGGCTCAAAAGCAATTAATTGTCTTTCTTCATCAACATTAAATTGCTCCATAATCAAATTACTCTTTTCTGCTAGTAGGCTACTAATTGCGTTATTCATGTTAGCTCCTAGAATGGTACATCATCTTCAAGTGTATTCTTAGGCAACTCATTGCTGCCCGCTTCAGTAAAGCCTTTAGGTAGCTTTTCTTTACCTATCGAAACGCTGAAAAACTTGCCTTTTTGGCCTTCTTTAACCCACGCTGAAAGCCAATGTTCTTTTCCATTAACCATAATTGTGCCCGAATAATCAGGATGAGTTTCACTTGTTTTGCGGTCATTTTTGAATAGTGAGCCACTACCTTCTTTTGGAACATAAGCCATTTCATACCCCTTAAATTTCGATTGATTTAACTACTGGTTTGTTTACTGGTTTGCTTGCTGGATTACTTGCAGCATTGCCATCATCATCCGCTTGCACTACACCTACTACTGCTGCTAATGCGTACCTACGCATATAGGTTATTGCAGAGCCTGCGCCTTGTGCGTCTGCTTTAGTAACTGGTACTGACATCTCTTGACTCATCCATTCGCCAGACTTGTGGCTGATAATTGTAGTCAATGACATAGACTTGTCTAATTCTGAATACAAGCCAGGAAACTGCATAATTGCTATGCCATGCGCTGAAAGCAAGTCACGACAGGCGCCCCATACTGACTCTAAGTCAGCATATTTAGATTTAAAGAATGGATTAGCAGAGTCTTTAATTGCATGGGACATTTTGCCCTGCACATAAGACAAAGCTACTGTTAAATTTGCAATACTTTCTGATTGATTAATCATTTTGCACCCCCAAAAATTGTGCCAAAATCATTGATAACATCACGCAATAACGGGTTTACATGATTATTGCGTTGTTTCCAACGATTAGGTTTGCCACACGCTTGACGAATACAGTCAACTTGCTCTTGTGTAAGCAGTTCGCCACCATATTCCATGCAGTCAAGTGCTTCTTCTAAAAATTCTTCATGCTCAAGCATTAATTGGTTTAATTCACCCATCTAAATTCCCCTTAGATACATAGCGAAATTGCTATAGAAGAATATTAACACAAGTAAATTAAAAAAGTTAAAGTTATGCAAATAAACAACATATAAGTTAAACTCTGTGAATGGACAAACAATTAAAACTTACAGACAGCGCAATTATTGACCTTTTAGGTGGTACTGCAAAAGTCGCAAAAATGTGCAAAATTGACTCAGCAGCAGTTTCTAATTGGCGCATTAGAGGTATACCCGCAGATAAATATATGCTGTTAGGCGCAAGAATAGAAGAAGCAAGCCACGGACTTGTAACTAGACAAGACTTATTCCCTAAAAACTTTTATTTGATATGGCCAGAGCTGTTGCCTAAAAGCAACGCATTTGGCGACCAAAACGAAGATTAAATTATTTTTCAAAAACTTGACTTAGGTCAAGAAAATTTGTTGCAAGATGGGTGAAACTACATACATCGAAACGCATTTAAGGGGAAATTAAATGAAACAAAACTTTCAAGACTCTACTGGTAATTTAATCGAGTATCAGATTCAAAAAAATAAAAACAAATTTATTTGCCTTGTTAATCAACATGGCGAGTGGATTGCAATGGCTGTTGGTAAAACAATAGAAATTGCATTGTTAACAACTATGAATAAATGGGATAATTTAGAGGAAACAGCATGAAAGACTTTTTAGGAGCTTGTCTATTGGGCGCGGTTTTAGGTGCTATGTTTGCTTATGGCATACCAGCTAAAGCGCAGACTATTCAACTGACTGACAGTCGTGGTTATAGCCAAGGCACAGTCCAAATCAACGGCAATACAGCACAATTTGTAAATCCACAAGGTTACACAACGCAGACTGCCACGCTATATCCTAATCAAATTGTTATACAAAACTCAAATGGCACTACTGTTGTTGGCACACCAAGTTATACTGTGCCGCCAAGTCCAACGACACCAATGTCACCTAGAGTTATGCAATGAGTTTTACCATCTATACGCATGATGGAATGAAGCAAATTCAATGGTTCTTTAATATGGATGAGCTAATTAAAGCAATGTTAAATAACCCCAAAAATCATTACCATAGAAATTCTAATTAAACATGAATTTTTACCCATTTCATATTGGTGATTACATAAGTCACACCAGTCATTTAAGCGATGCAGAAGATTTAGCATACAGACGCTTGATTGACCTTTATTATCAAACTGAAGCACCATTCCCTCATGAATTGGCTATGCTTGCAAGAAAGGTAAAGTCAAACATTGATACAGTGGATTTATTGCTACATGAATTTTTTGAGTTTGACGAAAGCAGCTTGTTATGGCACAGCACTCGGGCAGACAAAGAAATTGCTAAGTATCATGCTATGCAAGATGGTGGTCGCAAAGGCGCAGCTATAAGATGGTCAAAGGGTAGCGATAGCCCCCCTAATGCTAAGCCAATGCCAACCAAGAACCAAGAACCATTAACCAAGAACCATATAAAGACTATTACGCCTGAAGGCGTGTCTGATGATTTATGGAATGAATTTTTGGCTTACAGAAAGCGTCTTAAGGCACCTATTACAGACAGAATTACAAAGCGTCTAGTAACTGAAGCAGAGAAAGCAAAAATGCCTCTTACTGATGTTTTAGAGTTAATTATGTTTAAAGGCTGGCGCTCTTTTGAGGCTTCATGGGCGCAACAAGCAGAGCAAAAAGCAAAAGAATTACCTTTAGGAACAAACGAACAAATCATGCACGCTTATGAGCATGAATGTGGCAAAGACCCAAAACAAGCAAGATTTAACAGCTACTACGATATGAAGCAATTTATTATTACGCAGCGAGAAAAGGGGGTTAATCGTGTTTAAGCAGCCAACATTAGACATATTTGACAGTAACGAAGAAGCACTCATTGAGTCTGCATACACTAAAAAAGTGTCTGTGCCTGTTTATGTGCCTCAATATCAAAAACCAAGCGTATATGAGTTATTTGACCACATGAAGTCTATGCAAATGATTAAACGCATAAACGAGTCAAATGTGTCAGCAGAAGATAAAAAATTTCTTATTTATGCTGCACAGCGTCATATTATTTTTAACTTTTCAAAGATTGCAGATTACTACGCTCACTCAAGCGCAGAAATGCAAGACTTAATGGAGCAGTCAGCGTTAGTCATTGTTGACTTTGACAAAGCTATTGAAAACGGGTTTGCAACACTAAACAACGAATTGTCTAACGCTTATTTAGAGGAACAAAATGCTGGCTAATCAAATATCTATTGAAGAATTTATACAAACATTAAAAATGGTTAGGTCAGACATTGATGACCAATTTATTGATGAATTGCACCAATTAGTTAAATTTTACCAAGGCAAAACTGACATTAATCCAATTGCATACTTAATGGATAGATGGACAAATTCTTTAGAAACTGAGCCTGACTACAGCGTGTATGCTGACAAGCGTTATTTGATGGAAGCGTGGGCTTGCTGGCACATATACAGCAGAGTCTATATTTCAAATATAATTAAAAAAATGCCTTTAATAAATGAGTCAATTTCTTTAATTGATTTAGGTTGTGGCACAGCTTTAACTACTGCTTATTTTAAAGCTAGTTTTCCTGACATTCGTGTAATTGGCACGCAGCTTAAAGAAACAGACCAATGGAATGTTGCTGCTTTTCACGCTGAAATACATGGTTTTGAATTGGTCGAAAGCACAAAAAATTTAGGTTTTGTAAATATTGTTTTTGCTTCAGAGTATTTTGAACATTTTGAAAGACCTTTAGAGCATTTAGAAGAAGTCGTTGCTGACCTTAACCCTTATATGTTAATTACTGCAAATTCATTTAATACTGTTGGTTTAGGTCATTTTAAAACATATAAACATGGCAATGAATTGATAGACCAAAAAGACATTTCCAAAAGATTTAACAAAAAATTGCGTGAATTAGGTTACGGCAGATTTCAAGATGTTAAGTTTTGGAACAATAAACCTTCAGTTTGGGCTAAAGATGAATACTAACTTTTGCGTTTTTATTCTTACTCATGCACGACCTGACAGAGTGTTTACTTACAAAACGCTGCGTGAAAAAGGTTATACAGGCAAAATTTACCTTGTTTTAGATGATGAAGATAAGACGCATAGCGAATATGTCAAGTCTTATGCAGACGAAGTTTTAACATTCTCTAAAAACGAGGTGGCCAAGAATTTTGATGTAGGGGACAACTTTACAGACAAGCGTGCTGTTGTTTACGCTAGAAACGCTGTTTTTGACTTAGCTAAAGGTATTGGCTGCAAATA